ACGAAGAACCTAAACTTAAAATTAAAGGAATTGAAGCAATTAAATCATCTACTCCTGCTCCATGCAGAAAAATGTTTAAAGATGGATTTAAAATAATGATGAGTGGAACGGAAGATGATGTTATCGAGTATATCGATAAATGTAGACAATTGTTTAAGACTCTTCCCCCAGAACAAATTGCATTCCCAAGAAGTGCATCTGATGTTCGCAAATATAAATCGTCATCGGACATTTATATAAAAGGTACACCTGTTCATATTCGTGGAGCACTATTGTTTAATCATTATATCAAAGAAAAAAAATTAACTAATAAATATTCTCTTATTGGTAATGGTGAAAAAGTGAAGTTTATTTATTTAAAAAAACCAAATATCATTAGGGAAAATATTATATCTTTTATACAAGAATTCCCAAAAGAATTGGGTATTGACAAGTACATTGATTATGACTTACAATTTGAGAAGGCATTCTTAGAACCATTTAGATCTATTTTAGATGCTATCGGATGGAAAGTTGAAAAAATAAATACCTTAGAATCTTTTTTCTCATGACAAATAAAAATCTTAATAATGAAGATATTGAAACTAAAAAAGACAAATGGAATAGGGGTTTAGATTTATTTTTAGAATCTGTATATAAACCAGATAACGAACTTAGGCAATGTGCTCATAATCAAAAATGTTTTCATGAATTAATGGATGTTCGTGAAAATGTTGTAGAATATTTACAAACTTTGCGTTGGAATGATTGATGGAACTTCCTATTAATGATAAAGAACTGAATACTATTGTTAAGGCATTGGGATTTGGTGGAGATGCCTCTTTATACCATAAATTAAAATTAGTAAAAGAACTTAGAGAGCAAGGTTTGCCTTATAAACAAATACTTCGTAAAGAATACGGGATTGTAGCGTGATGATTAAACTGAATTATTACATCAAAGAGTTTCCAAATACAACACTCTTTAAGTTTTTTAGAACTGAAGAGGCAGTAGAGATGTTTAAATCTCAAAATCAAGATTATGTTTTTATTGGAGATAAGTGATGGATTTTTTAAAGGATATTGTAAAAGAGATTGGTGACGACTTTACAAAGTTGGCATCTGATATAGACGAGACCGAAACTTATGTTGATACGGGTTCATACATTTTTAATGCACTGGTCTCAGGTAGTGTATTTGGCGGTGTATCTGGCAATAAGATTACTGCTATTGCTGGAGAGTCTTCTACTGGAAAGACTTTTTTCTCTCTCGCCGTGGTTAAGAATTTTCTTGATTCTAATCCCGATGGTTACTGTCTCTACTTTGACACTGAAGCTGCTATCACTAAATCACTTGTAGAGTCTCGTGGTATTGATACTACACGTCTTGTAGTTGTAAATGTTGTTACCATTGAAGAGTTTCGTGGTAAAGCACTTAAGGCGGTTGATATGTACCTTAAGAAACCTTTAGAAGAACGCAAACCGTGCATGTTTGTGCTAGACTCTTTAGGTATGCTTTCAACAGAGAAAGAAATCACTGATGCACTGAACGATAAACAAGTTCGTGATATGACCAAATCTCAATTGGTCAAAGGTGCATTCCGAATGCTCACACTCAAACTAGGTCAAGCAAATGTCCCGCTCATTGTCACAAATCATACATACGATGTCATCGGAGCTTACGTACCAACTAAAGAAATGGGAGGAGGTTCTGGACTCAAATACGCAGCAAGTACGATCATTTATCTCAGCAAAAAGAAAGAAAAGGATGGAACGGAAGTGGTCGGCAATATTATCAAGGCTAAGACTGCTAAATCGCGTTTGAGTAAGGAGAACAAAGATGTTGAAGTCCGTTTGTATTATGATGAGCGCGGTCTTGATCGTTACTATGGTCTTCTGGAACTTGGTGAGATTGGTGGACTCTGGAAGAATGTAGCAGGTCGCTATGAGATGGATGGTAAAAAGATTTATGCTAAGCAGATTCTAAAAGAACCTGAGGTATATTTCACACCTGAAGTAATGGAACAACTTGATCAAATTGCACGAAAGGAATTTAGTTATGGAGAAAGTTGAGTTTCTAATTCTTAGAAACCTTTTATACAAGGAAGAATATATTCGAAAGGTAATACCATTTCTAAAATCTGAATATTTTGAAGATCCTAATCAAAAGATCATATTTGAAGAAATACTTTCTTTTGTTCAAGAGTACAATCGACCAGCAACTAAAGAAGTTCTTTGTATTGAAGTAGAGAAACGTCAAGATATTAATGACGAATCTTTCAAGCAAATTGTTCATTTGATTTCTTCTTTGAACGATGTTCCTTCTGAGTTTAATTGGTTGATTGATACGACAGAAAAGTGGTGTCGCGATCGTGCCATTTACTTGGCACTTATGGAGTCTATTCATATTGCTGATGGAAATGGCGAAAAGAAGAATCGTGACAGCATTCCTTCTATTCTTTCTGATGCTCTTGCTGTAAGTTTTGATAACCACGTAGGTCATGATTACCTGCAAGACTATGAACAACGATACGAGTCTTATCATAAAAAGGAGGATAAAATTGAATTTGATCTTGAGTACTTTAACAAAATCACGAAAGGTGGTCTCCCTAACAAAACTCTTAACATCGCTCTTGCTGGTACGGGCGTCGGGAAATCTCTATTCATGTGCCATGTGGCTAGCTCCGTCTTGCTCCAAGGACGGAACGTTTTGTACATTACGTTGGAAATGGCAGAAGAACGTATTGCTGAAAGAATTGACGCAAACCTTCTGAATGTTCCTATTCAAGATATCGTAGATCTTCCAAAGCAGATGTTTGAAAGTAAGGTTAATAATCTTACCAAGAAGACTCAAGGTACTTTGATTATTAAAGAATATCCAACTGCTTCAGCACATGCAGGTCACTTTAAGTCACTTCTCAATGAACTTGCTCTTAAAAAGTCGTTTAGTCCTGATATTATTTTCATTGATTATCTTAATATCTGTTCTTCTTCTAGGTATCGTGGAAATGCAAACATTAATTCCTATACATTTGTAAAAGCAATTGCAGAAGAACTTCGTGGACTTGCTGTAGAATTTAATGTTCCTATTGTAAGTGCCACTCAGACAACTCGTTCTGGTTATGGTTCTTCTGATGTTGAGTTGACTGATACTTCAGAATCCTTTGGTCTTCCTGCTACTGCTGACTTAATGTTTGCATTGATTTCTACAGAAGAACTTGAAGGTCTTGGGCAGATTCTTGTTAAACAACTTAAAAATAGGTATAATGATCCTACCATTCATAAGCGTTTTGTGGTTGGTATTGACCGTGCTAAAATGCGTCTTTATGACTGCGAACAATCTGCTCAACAAGATATCCTTGACAACGGAAAAGATGAAGAGTATGATTATGAAGAAAAGAAACCTAAAAAAACATTTGAGGGATTTAAATTCTGATGACTGATAAAAAAGTTATTGATAGTGACAAATATATTGAGTTTGTGCGTCAAACCACAAGTCCTGCAAGCAGTGACTTTGGACAACTTCTTGCACGAATGACTGAACTTGAGGCAAATAATGATGCTGATGTTCCTCGTCTTTTGACTGCTGCTCTTGGCATTAGTGCAGAAGCAGGTGAGTTCACTGAAGTTGTAAAGAAAATCATTCTCCAAGGCAAACCCTATAATGAAGAGAATGTCTTTCATATGAAGCGTGAACTTGGTGATATCTGTTGGTATCTTGCTCAAGCGTGTATGGCACTTGATACTAACTTCCGTGAAATTATGGAAATGAACTATGAGAAATTGAGTGCTCGCTACCCAGAAGGAACGTTTGATGTATATAGAAGTGAAAACCGTGTAGAGGGTGACCTATGACTAAAGAAAAACAAGTAACACTTAAACTTGATGCTCGTACTGCAGCAGCAGTTCGTCAAGTTCTCTTTGATGCTCAAAAAGGATATACTTATGATGAAGTCAGTGTTCCTCCTCGTGTAACTGATATTCGTGAGGTAATTGGGCAACTTGATGATAATATTGGCGCTGTTTTTGGTGCTTGAATTTGACTCCTTCGGGAGTTTTTTTGTTTTATAAATAAATAAAAAAGTATTTGTAAAAAAATGTCTAGAATTACTGGAAAACAAGCTCTTGGACTTTTTGAGGCTTATCAAGCAGTATATGCTCCCCAAGAATTATCTGAAGAACAGATTTGGGAAGAAGTAGAAGAGTGGGTAAATTCACTTCTAGAAGAAGGATATGATCTGAGTGATTATACCTGGGAAGAAATGTATGAAGCATATATCGAAGAGGCAAGAGCAGAAGGTGTAAAACCTTATAAAGCAGGACCAACTCAAGCAGATGTAAGAGCAAATGCTGCTGCTGCTCGTCAAAAGCACGTTGCAGGCGCTTCTGGACAAAAAGGTTATGGACCTGAAGATAAGTTTAAGAGTGATTGGAAGCTAAGAGCAACTCCATCTTCGACAAGTAAGAGAAAAGATGGAACTATTGAAACTGTTTCTCAGAGAATGGATAGAGAAAAACCTTATGCTACCAGACCATTTTCTCCATTATTTACAAAACAAGGAAGTCGCACTGCTTCTGCCGTAACAAGAACGATTGAGGGTCCAGGAGAACCACAAGCAGTCACAATGCCTAGAAAAGGTAGAGGTGAAAAACCAAAACTTTCTAGAGAAATTATCCGTAAGGAGCACGTAGATGTTTATGATGTAGTTCTCTCTCATCTTCTTGATGAAGGATATGCTAATTCAATTGAATCTGCAGAAGCAATTATGGTGAATATGAGTGAGGAATGGATTGATACTATTATTGAAGATTTTGATCAACTTGATGAAGCAGAAGGTTCCTACGGTGCTACACCAAAGGCATATAGTGCAGCAAGAAAAACCAAAATGACTGCAAAGAGAAAGCCTTTCCTCAAGAAGATGTTAAGCAGAACTAACCCTGCTAATAGAACAAGTGCTTATGATTCTCCAAGAAAGGGTTTGACTGCTGACGATAGAGAAAGAGCAAGAGCAGGTTCTGCTTATGGTGTTGGGACTCGTCAAGACCACGATTATCCTTCAGAGGGTCCTGGTGGTGTAACCAAGAGTGCTAAGAAACTCCGTAAGCAAAGAGCAATGGGAGAAATTGATTGAAAATCTAAATTATAGAATTTATTGACCCCCCTTTCTAAATATAAGAAAGGGGGGATTTTTTTATGTCTGACATTTTATCGAGAATGAGTTCTTCTTTTCAACGTAATGTTGCAAGTGGTGTTATTCCAAAATCTGCTGTTGATGGATATGGTGGATTTTTTGTAGAAAAAGGAAGGTCATATGAAAATGAAA